AGTTACAAAGTTACAAATATATATTAATACTAATAGTATCAATGTTTTTTTATGAAACTTTCTGTGTAACTTTCTGTGTAACATCAAAAAAGAGAGTTACAAGCATTTTTTATAGAAAGTTACATTTTAAAAAAGTTACACTTAGAAAGTTTCAAAATTTTTAGCTTTATATTTTTCTTCTGAAACCTTTTTGAACTCCATATTTTCCAAACCTAGAGGCTTGTTTTATCTTTTCCCACTTAAATAGTGTTGATAAAATCTTATTAATCTCAATGCTGTCGCTCTTTTTTAGGTATCTAATATCCATTTTTAAAGCTTCTTCCCATATTTCAGCGGCACACACTTTATCTCTTAATACCAAATCTTTTTCATCATATTGTAGAGTCGTAGTTTCATATTCATTCAGATATGTTCTTCTAGCAAATAAATCCATAGTATTCCAATTTTTAGGTATTTTCTTGTCTAAGTAATCCAAAATAATGCCCTTATATACATTGTCCTCCAAGTGCAATTCCTGTTCTTTTACAGCTAATTCTAATGCTTCTTTTGATAGAACTAAATTATAAGATTTATCTTTTGCAAGTTCACAAGCCTCAGCCCATATCTGATCTAACTCATCTTTCAAGTCATCAAAGATAGATTTTTTTGGCTTAAATATAAAACAATCTATTGGCCAAAATCTTCTATTTCCTGTTTCGTCTCTTAAAAAGTTAGTATCATTTGCAGTTCCAAAGAAGGCACATCTTCTTGGATATTTTTGGGCTCTACGCCCATACGATGCTCTAAAGACATCATCAGTTCTACTTAAGAAGTTTTTTACCAAATTCATTTCAGATTTTCTTAATGAACTAAGTTCTCCCATTTCTAGAATCCAACTTCCTTGGATTAACTCACATGCATCTTTACCTTCCACATTAACCAAACTATCGTTATACCACTCCATACCTAGAATCTTTAAAAAAGTACTCTTACCTACTCCTTGCGGACCTATTAAAATAGGCATATTATCCCATTTAATTCCACCATATATAGCTCTTTTAGCGGCAGCGACTAAAGATTTTTCAGAAACTTCTCTAGTGTATACATTATCTTCACAACCTAAGTAGTCTATAAATAAAGTTTCTAGTCTTTTTTCTCCGTCCCATAAGGTAGCCTGAATTCTACTAGCAACCTTATTTTCTGCATTTTCTTCTGCAATTAGATTAACTCCATCAATGATTTTATTTGTAGAAGTGATTCCATAATTACTTTCTAAATACCATCTAAGACCCGCATCATCAGTATCAGTCCATAACCTATCATCAGCTTCAAATTTTCTATCCCAAGGTACATCTTTTCTTACAAGTATTCTTGAAGAGAAAATATCCTTGAAGATTTTAAATTTTAGTTCTCTATCATTTCTTAAAATCAGCATTATATTAGCAAGGGTACTAAGTACTTTTGAATTATCTTTCGAGTTATATACAAGTTCTGCTGTCCAGCTATCATCTTCTTCAACTACTATACCTTCAACTGTATCTACATCAGGATTATTAGAGACAGAGAATTCAGATATTGCTTTTTGCCTTCTCTCTTTAAGTAAATCTGAATTGACTGGAGTCTTAGCGAATACCCATTCTTTCATAGCCAGCCAAGAAGGTAGTTTGGCCACAGGAGTTTTAATATCTGCCTGTATATCTAAATGTCCGAATTTATGTAATCTTACTAAGTCAAAAGCATTTACTAATTTTTGACTACAAGGGTCAGTGGCATGATGTGAGTATAAGAAAAGTCCATCTTGATACACAATAGCTCCAGCAGTAGTACTTCCACCCACAAAGGTTAATCTATCAGATATATCACAAGGTTCATATACTCCAGGTAAAAACTCATCTATTGCTTGGTAAATGTTGAACCTTCTACAGAATGCCCCTACCATTCCCTCTTTTTCTAAAGGGTTTTCTTGTTGCTTCAGCAAAGACAAATGATGCTTTTGAGCATCAGGAACTTCTGGCCATGTTGTTACATCTCTCCAATCAGCATACATATTAAGAACTGCCTTACCATCTAACATAGGCTTGTCAGCATAAGTAAAAACATAATCACTATCAGTAGAATGGCTAGGCCAGTACATTAACCTAACAGCTTGAAAGGTAGTAGGATCACAATAACGTAATCCTATAGACTCTGCTACCTTTCTCGCTATCGGTTCATACTCATCAGCAGACACATCTTCAGCTAAGGGCAAAATAACTCTAATTCTAGGTTTAGTAGTTTGGTGCTTACGAGTGCTGTACACTGCATAAGCACAGCCTAAACTATTAAGAGTTTTTATAATCTTAGTATCATCTTCATAAGCTAAGTTATCTAAGTCAAGAGTAATTAAACTCCTGCTTTCAACAGCTTCACTTCTTCTAAGATTCCCTTTTAATTTTCCACCAACAAAGCCTCCAACGTCCTTAATATCATCTTGCTTAGCTTTAGAATAAGATAAGAACTCATCTAGTGTTTCAGCTGTTATTTTAGGTTTTCCTAATCTATCTACAAATTCAGACCAGGTAATTTCAGTTCGTACCCATTCCTTAGAGTGTCTGTTATTTGCTTCAGATATTATTAATTTTCTCGAGTTCTCCATCTGCTATCTCCTTTTATCCAAGTTCTATTATTTTAGATATGCAGTTAATCGCTCCAGGAATGTTTAAAGCAATTAAATTCCTAAAAGTCTCATTCATTAAAATAGCCTTTTTAGCTGTATAGCCCTCACATATCCCCATTATGATAGTAGTCCAATCTGTTTTTAATTTATCAGCAATGTTCTCTAAAGTATTTTCGTTATCATATTCATCTGCTTCATTCCCTTTTTCTATCCAGGACAAGTACTCAACAGCCTTGTTGTAATCTTCTAATCCGTTTTTCTTTTCTGCACGAACCAGGTACTTAATCACATTCCATATTCTAGTTCCTAAAGGGTTAGGCATATCTCTAACAATAACATCAGATAAGTCTTTACATTCAAAATTACAACCTGGTATCATATAATGCTTTGGTGAATGTACGTTATCAACTGCTAACTCTATATCTTTTTCAAAGTCCTTTTTTAAATCTCTATCTGGAGTTTCTCCAATAGCAACTAGTATTTTCTTTTCAAGAGTAGGACTCTCTACATTAAGTCTTCCATTTTCTAAATGTGATAAAAAGCCTTGTGTAACTCCTATTTTTGTAGCAAATTCTGTTTGAGATATTTTATTTTCATCTCTAAATTTTTTTATTTTTCTTCCTATATGCATAATTTCCTCCTAATCTTTCATATAATAACTACCGGTAAATCCAGCAGCATTTAATATTAATCCTTTTGCCCAACTAATTTCTTCTGTCATAGTTTTTATAACTTCTTCTAACTCCACAGACTTTGGAACATCTAGTATTATCTCGTCATGCACGTGGAACACTATTGGCCAACCTTTATCTTTTACTCTTAGCAAAGTTTCTGTTAAGCAGTCTCTTGCGATAGCTTGTACAATATTTTCTGTTAATTTACCGCCATAAGTTGGGATAACTTCCCACTTCTTAGATGTTTGATTAATCCCCATGTAATGCATCTGCATTTGCCCAAATTGATTTTCTTTTAAAAATGGTTTTGGATAGAAAAGTTTTCTACCACTTGGCAATTCAATTGTGAAAAAGTCTTGACCATAAATAAAGTCATACTCTTTAGCTAACTTTACGCATTTAACTATCTGCGGTTCTCCAGTCTCTAATACTTCAACAGAGGCATTCTCTAATGCATACCACAACTCCACAATTCTTTTTGATGATTTTCTCCATCTATCTACAATGTCTTTCATTTCTTCATCGGTTAAGCCCATATCAGCTGCACCCATAGCAGTTAAAGCTCCAACACTACCTTGGTATCCTAGTGCAAGTTCTGCAACTTTTCCTTTAGCTCTAAGATGATAGTTTTCTTCACCTTTTGCGATGGTATTTATTGGCACTCCAAACATTTGAGATGCTGAGGCCTCATAGATTTTTCCATGAGTTTTAAACACTTCCATTCTCCACTCTTCTCCAGCAAGCCATGCTATAACTCTTGCCTCTATTGCTGAGAAGTCTGACACAACAAAATGATTGCCCTCAGAGGGGATAAATGCTGTTCTGATAAGCTGTGATAAGGTATCAGGTATATTTCCATAAAGCATTTCTAAAAGTTCACCATCACCTTTTTTAATAACATCTCTAGCTACATCTAAAGTTTCTATATAGTTACGAGGTAGGTTCTGTACTTGAACTAATCTTCCAGCATATCTCCCAGTCCTGTTGGCTCCATAGAACTGCAATAGTCCTCTTACTCTTTCATCTTTACACATAGCTTCGTCCATAGCTTTATATTTCTTAACAGATGTTTTAGATAATTCTTGCCTTATTTCTAATACTCTTTTTGCTTTTCCATCTTCTAAAGTATCTACCATTTTTCCTACTGTAGCTTTTTGCAAATTCTCAACTTCTTCTCCAGCTTCTTCTAACCAATTTAGTAACTGACTTGTAGAATTGGGGTTGTCTAACTTTGTTATATCTCTTGCTTCTTCTAGTAAATTAGCCCTGGATAATGCATCTATATACAGAGCACCATTGACTAATTCACTATCAACTCTTACTCCGTATGCATTCATGAATGTATCTAACACCCAAAGCTTCCACTCTCTTTCAGGGACAGGAAAGGCACTTAATCTTCTACCTATCTCCATTTCAGTAACTACGTCTTGTATACAGTATTCTTTAAACAACTCCCATTTCTCTGGAGCATGTTGAGGTAGATTTCTAGTTCTGTTCCCGTTACTTTTAGTAGGGTTACAAGGTATACAGAAATATCTGATAAGAGCACTACCTGTTGTTAGCTTTTTCTTATCTTGAGGTAATCCCATTGCATTACCCATTGCGGCAAGACCAGCCGTATATCCACAATAAAGACCATGTACCATAGTACAATGCCATTGTTCCAAAGGAGTTTCTATTCCAGCCATGTTCAAACACCGCCATTCAAAGACAGCATTGTATGCATACTTAATACAAGTTTCATCTTTTAAAAGAGCTAATACTTCTTCAGGAATAGATTCACCTTGTGCAAGGTCTACTATTTTTACATCTTGGCCATCAATAGAATAAGCGAATAGAAGTATCTGAAAATCATCACTCATTGCATACTTATAAGCACCTGATTTTCCTATGTCTACAGAGCTAAATGTTTCTATATCTATATTTAAAGTTCTCATAATCGCTCCTTTTTGAAAGTGAAAGGCAGTTCTCACACTGCCTTCCCTATAAGTTTTTTATAGAATTGGTTCTCCAGTAACTGGATCTATTTCAACCTCATCAAATTCATTTTCTGCTTTAATTCCTACAGCTGATAAAGGCTCTCCATCCATTAGCTTTTGTACATTACCTAGACCACAACCTATTCCTTTTTTACCACTTACTGCATAAGGGAAAAAGTTCACTGATACTCTCGCATAAATTCCTGAGTATATTTCAGATTGATTTAAAATTGGTTGAGCTCTTACATCAACTATTCCAGGTTGATAATCAATTTTTGCACTTGCTGTAAATACCCAATGCCCTTTACATTCTTCTCCAAACTCTTGTCCATCTGAAGGTCTTATTCCATCTCCATCATATATTGGTATAGTTGGTTTTGGGGGTTTTACTCCATTCCAAACAGTGCTGACCCCTTTTTCTATTGCAGCATTTATAGCAGCATCTAATTTTGCCTTTGTTTGTACATCAGTTTTTGGAACTAGAATTGTACAACTGTACTTTTCTTCTTGCCCTTTTTCTGCTGCATAAGGTTTAAATAAATGCACATAACTTAATCTTACTTTCCCTGTCATTACTCTAGTATCATTTGCCATAAAAAATCACTTCTCCTTTATTTTATAAATTATTAATATCATCAACTGCACTAAATTCATCTTCTGCCTTTATCTTGTTTGTTATAGCTTCTCTTTTATCTGAAGCTTCTACAAGAGTTGGCTTCCCTACATTCATAACTATTAAATCTCCAACTAGATTATTAAAATCTTTTTTACCTATTACTTTTTCCATCTGAGCTAATGTTAAGTACTTTCTTTCATACAGCAGTTCTTCTGCGATTCCATTTTCTTTAAGTACTTTTATAGCATCATCTGTATTTTTAAAACTTCTACTACCTCTACCATTAACAGCCTTCCAACCAGGAACATTATTTCCTTTTAAACTTTCTGCTAATGCATACTCTTTTAAATCTTCTGCCCATTTAGCTAAGTCTTGAGCCTTCTCCAGTATTTCTCCAATTTCTTCTAAAGATAATTGGTCTGCAGCTTTAAACTCGTACTTAGCAAGTTTTAAATTAGCTTTAGCTCTCTCTTTACAGATAGATTTAGCTTTACAAAATTTACAGTGTTCTCCACACTCAAAATCACCCTCACCATTTAAAGCCATTACAGCTTTTTCTTGTGCTTTCTTAGCAAAGGTTAGTAAATAATCGAGACTACATTCCCAAGTGCAAATATTGTTTAATCTTGGCTGTACGATTGACATTTTAATGTGCTCTATAGGAAATATCATTTCGTAAGCGAGATAAGCCCCTAATGCATACAGAAGTAACTGAGCATTGTTTTCAACACTTACAGGAACACCTTTTCCATACTTAAAATCTATGATGTGTAAAGTATCATTAGAGATTAAGATACAGTCAGCAGTCCCAAATCCACCAGGAACATATTGCGAGAAATCTACTTTTTGTTCAACAGAAATATGTGGAGTAGTTTCATAGCTGTACATCTGTTCTTGTATAAACTCTACATACTCATCTGTGTAACCTTGCATTTCTTCTTGGTACAACTCTTTGTCTTTTAATTTCTTCATAGCAGAGGTAAATTTCCTAGAGGTTAATCCAGGATCTATTAACTTTTTCACTTTTAACTCTGCTATTTCGTGTGCTAGGCTTCCTTCTTTTGCATATTCACTTTCTACATCTTCAAATTGCTCACAGAGTCTTACAGAAGGTGGACAAGCCATCCACCTTGATGCACTAGAAGGTCCTAATAGTGCATGTGCCATTAAATATCAACTCCTAAATTTTTAAGTTCTTGAACAAAAGCTCCATAACTTTCTTGAGGCAGAACAGTTATAGCTTTAACTCCAAATTTACCTAACAAATCTTTCATAGCTTTTCTGTTATTTTCAATGTCTTTTGCTACCCAAGCTGCTGCTATTCTTTGTAAATCATCTGCAGTATACTCAGCTGTCTTAGTTGGTAAAGGAGTTGCTACAGCTACAGGTGCTTCTTCTTTTTTAGCTGGTGCTATAGGTAGTTTTTGAGCAGGAGCATCTTCTACCTTTTCAACAGATTCTTTTTTCTCAACTTTTTTAGCAGTAGCATTATCTATTGCTTCACCAATTGCTTTTTGTGTATCTGATTTTGGGAGAGCTATATTTTCAGCTAGATTTATATAGTTTCCCCTTACAAAATCTAATATTTCTTTGCTAACTTCTTCTACACTTCCTGTAAATTCAACTTTAACCATTTTTTATATCCTCCTATTTGCATTTTTTATTAATTTGTGGTATCTTATCATTAAAGTGTGTATATTTGTCTGTTGTTGATGTGGTGGTCACAACAGACTTTTTATTTTTCAGCATACCGAACACCTCCTTTCATATCGCATAATTCCAGAGTTCTTTAATATTCATAGTTAGAGACTCACCCGTTACAATGTTTGACAGAACAGCAATATCTCCGTCTTCTAAAACTAATTCAAAATAATTTCCATCTATTAAGAACATTTAACCAACTCCTTTAATCTCTCAATGCCACAGGCATAACTATATAAAATAGATTATCCTTTCTGAACTGACAAGCATTCCTATTATTTTTAGCTAAAGCAATATCAAATTTTTCATCTTTCACATACTTTAGCCATAAGTCCATATATTTAAAATTCAGAGTAGTTTTTAACTTAGCTCCTTTATTATCAAGCTCTAAAACATCTAACAACAGTACTGAATTTCCATTAGGATATGCTTCTACTATCAGTTTTCCATCTTCAAAAGAGAAATATCTTTTTATGTCAGATGAATCTACTAGTTTTAACATTTTCCAGACTATATCATCAGTTATTTTTTCCATGGCTTTTCCACTTGAATAGTTTTCATATTCGTAGTTATTAATGAATGTTTTTATATCAGGTACATTTGCATTAGGAATAGGATTATATTCTGTTACTTCATCTTTTACTTGAATGGCTAATCTTCCATCTTTCAAAACTGCCATAGATTTAGCTTTTTTTAGTTCTTCTAATACTGATACAGAGTAAATTTTAGTATCTGTTCCTGGTAATTCCTCTCTTGTATCTCTTATTACTGCTAATCTGTATGTATCGGTGAATCCAGCATAACTTCCTGATACTATTAAGCCATTCACACTTTCATTTTTAGCAATAGTAGAAAAGTGCATTAAACTTTTTATTTCATTTTCTTCTAAAACCAATGCTTGTTTTCCAGCATTTTGAGAATTATATTCCTTTATATTCATTCTTTTTTCTCCTTCCTTAACTCAGCTAATTTAATTCTTATTTTTGCTATATTTAAACCTGTTTTTGTGAGCTCTGGAACAGAGCTAATTAATCTACATTTGTTCAGAATCTTTAACTCTTCTCTTGTTACGCAAATTAAATTTTCTATACTTAAATTGCTTTTATTACCATCAGCGAAGATAATTACAGAGCCTCTTGGAATCTTCTTTTTATAATGTTGTTCCCAAACTATTCTATGTTTCAGAGTCCATTTTTTAGGCTCAGCTATTTTAACAAGGGTATATCCTTCTTTATCAATTCTCTCGCTTCCAACTGGCTTCCAATTTGCTGGAATATTTCCTTTTTTAAAAGAAGTTTTGTTGGCTCCCATATATCCTTTCTTTCCTTTGTTCCAAGGAACAGATCCTTTTTTAAAGAATCCAAGAGTTCCTGTTTTAATCTTTTTTCTGCTAAGAAGGCCTTTTATTATTTCTGCAGTTACATCTAGATTAAATTTTTTATTGAAAAGCTCCGTTATTTCTTTATATGTTTTCTGAGGAGTAACTTCTTTCAAGAACTCAATCATTTCATCAGTGTATTTTTTCATAATCTATCCCTCTAACATTTTTGGTAGTTTAGCTGTTGCATCCATCATGTCATCTTTAAACTTTGCTGCTTTCAAAGCTAACTCGCCGTTACTAATAATTACAGTTGCGAGTTTTATCATAGTTTCGCTCCTACTAATTTCCTTCTCTAACTCTTCTTCTGAAATATTTTCTTTACTAAGTTTATCCATTTGTTCAAATAATTTTGAGTTTAGATCGCTTAATGTATTCATTCTTTTCTCTCCTTCCAGTCCATTTCTTCAGCTTCTTTCTTCTCTCTATATAACTTAATTGCCATACCTTTTGCACTGTAATTTCTAAGTCCAAGGACTTTTTCACGACTTCTTTTTTTGTATGCTGCATTCTGTTTAGATTTTTCTCTCCAGTATTGCTTCTCACATACAGCTGAACAATACTTAACTCTTTTATCTTTAAAATCAGTAACATGAACATGAACTCCACAGTATGCACAAACAAACTCTCTTGGGCAGTCTACATTGCTATAAAATTGATTAACTTTTATTCCCACACTTAATCACCTACATACATTCCATCTCTATGAGAAATTAAACATGGCATTTGTACTGTTTTTTCAGGTGCTTTTAAATCTATGAAATTTAAAACTGTCGCATATCCCCTTGCTAATCTCACGTCTATGATAAAATCATTTCCTTTTATAATTAATCCAGGATCTATAAGTTCTCTAGTTGGATCATAATTTATATTGGCTGCACACTTATAGAAGTTGTAAGTATCTATTCTATATTTGTCTTTAATAAAAATCTCTGTTACATCAGCATAACTTCTATTATTGTTTTGAAGTTTACTTAATACGAGATTGAGTAAATTAATAGTGATCATATTTCCTCCTTGAATTTTTAATAAATTCGAGATATAATCTAGGTGAAATATTACCTAAATATTTTCTCTTAAAGCATCTGTCATACAACTTTGGTCGGGAGTAGCAGATGTTTTTCTTTTATTAACTTTTTCATAGCTCTTCTCCCTTATGCTTCATAAACCATTCAGGAAGTTTTTCTTTTATAACAAGATGCTTCACTCCTATTTTTATGTAAGGAAAATCGGCATATTCTCTTGCTATTTGTTTCAATTTTTGTAATCCTATTCCTGTAAGTTTTGCTGCTTCTGGCATTGTTAACATCATCTTTTCTTCCATAATTCCACCTTTCAATTGTTTAGTTTAATTAGTTGTTCTATTATGTTCAGACATTCATTTTCTACAAAAGTTAAGTTATTCATTGGCTCACTATCAAAATGATTAGTGTCAAACCCAATGTAGTAAGCCTTATCTTTATAATCTTTAAATCTATATCCACTATAAGTTAATCCACCATGACACTCAATATCGTTGATATCGTCATAGTGTTGTTCAAAGTAAATGTGATTTTTTGGTACTTCTACATATCCACAATACCAACTAGAAAATCCGTTATCTGTGTGAGTAATTACATAACTAGATCCTTTAAAAATTCCAACTTTCATAATTTCTAAATTCATTTTTTATCCTCCTTCAAAATAGATCCCCAAAGTCATATAACTCTACATATTTGTTATAAAACTTCCATATAGCGTTAATTAACCATTTGACCTTAGATTTGATATCCTTTAATGAGTAGATTAGCCATACAGCCTTATATTTCACTACATCTATAAGAGATGCTCGTTTATTCACTTTCAAAAGTTCTCTTGCTGCTATTTCGCTTCTAGTCATTTTCTCCCTCCCAAAGTTCCATTAGTTGAATAATAGCTAATGCTCTTTTTAAACTCAAACCATTTAATTCAGGTTTTGACCAGTATTTATCTAAAATCTTATTACTTAGCATAATAGCCCTCCTTTACCAAGGTTCAAACATATCACACAGTTGATTTCCATCACAGTCACTATAGATGCAGTCAGCACATGTGCGACCTTCTCTACGATATCCATTTGCGTACTCGTCATCAGTTCTGTCGTCATTTTCCATCCCTGTTTTTTCTAACTCTTCTTCATTTTCTAGATCTCCGTTTTCTAACTCTTCATCATTTTCTAGATCTTCGTTTTCTAATTCATCTTCATTTTCTAGATCTTCGTTTTCTAATTCATCTCCATAATTTTCGTTCATAATTAGTCCTCCTTTTATTCACTTAAAAATATTTCATCTAAAATTTCTTCAGGATATGTGTTTATTAGCCCATATCTACTATCCACAACCTTACCTACTAAAATATTTCTTTCCTTACATAACTTTGTTGCTTTTCTTCCTACAACACTGCTGTTGTATTCATCAGGTCTTATACCTTTCATATTTGCATAAGCTATAACTGTTAATTGATGACTTGTTACTGTTCTTCTGTAATTATGTTCAAGTCTTCTTACTCCTTGTTCTACTGCTCCAACTCTGTTATCCATTTCAACAAGCATTTGAGCCTGTGCTAATAGTTGTTGTGCTGGGGATAAAGACTTAATTGGTTGACTAACCTTTTCTATCAGCTTAAATCTAACTACCGCATCATATCTTGCTGCTAACTGTAAAACTCCTTCTCTTGTTAAGATATACATTGGTCTTCTTTGATTATTTTTATCAATATATTCGCCCTCCACAAAAATGTGGTCGGCAAAAATTCCTTGAGATATAAGCTTTTCTTTCTCATCTCTTATATCTCTTAATATTTGGTCATGTCTTTTGCCTGTTACTTCTGCAACTTCTAATGAAGTCATTTGTGTTACTGCTGTTAACTCGTTCATTTAATCGCTCTCCTTTCTTTTTATTAAAAATTATTTTTCTAAAATAAATTACTCTTTATATGCAATCAATTAGGTAAAAAAAATTAAATAAACATCTTCATTTAAGAGATTTAAGTAATTTTTTATGCGGATAACTTCTGTGATAGTGAAATCAGATCCTTTTTTCCTGTTTATTTTATTTGATAGACCAGCTACAGAAAGATTGATCGTATTAGCTAACATATTGTAAGATATCCCTTTCTCACGCAACAACCCTTTTAATTTATTATATGCCACTTTGATTCACCCCCCTAAAATTATTAAAATTTAAAATATTTAAATTTTTTACTCGTGTGACGATAAAAACAATATACCATAGCTATTAAATCTTGTCAAATAAAATTTATTAAAATTTAAAAAAATTTATTTTATTTGCATTTAAAGAGTAAAAATGATATACTCGTTATATAACATGATAGGAGGTAAATATTATGTCGAATGAAATAAATTATGCCTTGTTACTAGAGAAATTTTTCTCAGATCCATCTTTTTTTGGGGAGATAGTAAAATACTGGAGAGATGAAAAAGGTTGGAGCCGTAAAAAATTAGCAGATGAAGCCAATATGCATCCAAGCAATATACAAAGATATGAAGAAGGTAAAATAGCAAAAATACCTTTTTCAGTAGTTTCTATATTTGCAAAAGCATTTAATGTAAGTGTAGAATCTTTTCTAGATAAAGAAGTCATAGATAAGGTTTCTAATATGTTCTTTGAAAAATACGTGAAAGAAAATGACAGAAAAAAAGAAAAGATAGGGAATTTAAAAGTGGTAGAAAACATATTCAAAAAATTAGGAGTTCAATATTTACCTGATTTTGATACAAATCTTGATAAAATTCAAAAAGGGGATCTAAACCCTGAATTTAATTTAAATTACGCGAATATCTGGCTGAAGGTAGATTTAGAAACGTTAATATTTATAATTTTATTGCTATCACCTAATAAGGATCCGTTTTCCCAACAATTAATCACGTACGAAGAAGCGGATGACTATCTCAAAAATATGGTTGAAAAAAAAGGAGATGAATATGTATCTTATTTAATAAATCAACCTGGTAATTTTTGGTTTTTAGTAAACTCATTTAAGTATCCTTCATATAACAGTAATTCTACATCAAGAAAGAGATTTTTAATTGAGCTAAAAGCATTCTTAAAATTTATGAAAAAAAGTAGATTATCTCAACAAGAATGCAATGAAATAGCAGAAGGGATGAAAATGGCATACTCACTTCTAAGTCAATTCGCAAAAGAATTGGATTTAGATGATAAGGATGTAGAAAATTATGAATAGATATGGTGAAGATTACACCGTAGCAAAAATTGAAATTTTAAATAAAATCGATAATCCAGAAAAAGAAAAGAAAAAACTAGATAATAAATCTAAAAAAGCAATTAAAAAATAACAAAAAAAATACCCCAGCAGTGATATTCGCAGTATCACAGTAGGGGCTAAAAAGAGTGGTTATATCTTTTTGATTCGTAATTAGATTATAGCACACTCTTGCTTTTTATGCAATTTGAAAGGAGTGTGATTTTGTATGGCAGGTAGAAAAGCCAATGGAGAAGGTACTATCTCTACTGTTATAAGAAATGGCAAGACTTACTATAAAGCAAATATTACAGTTGGTTGGGATAGTGATGGTAAACAGATTAGAAAAAGTTTTGGTAGTTATAAAAAGTCTGTGGTACTGGATAAAATGAATACAGCGAAATACCAAGCTAAGACTAACAGTTTATCTAATTCTGATATTAGTTTTGGAGAACTTTTCAAAGACTGGATCTTTAATTTTAAAAAGATAGAAGTTAGCCCCAATACTTTTTATGAATATGAAGCAAGTTATAGATTAAGATTAATGAATTACTCTATCGCTAGAAAAAAGGCTAATCAAATAACTTTAAAGGACTTGCAGCAATACTTCAATGAGTTGCAAAAAGACTTTACTGCTAATACCATTAAAAAGACTTATATCCAAATTCACTCTTGTATAAAATTCGCTATTATACAAGGGATTATGATGAAAGATTTTTGCCCTGGTGTGACTCTTCAAAAAATAACTAAAAAAGAAAATATAAATGTATTTTCTAAGCAAGAGCAGGAAATGGTTCTTAAAACTTTAGACAAAAGAGATATCGTTGACTGCTTAATTTACTTTACATTTTATACTGGACTAAGGCTTGGAGAAGTTTTAGGGTTACAGTGGAGCGATATTAAGGATAATATGGTTAAGATTACTAGACAGTATAGAAGAAATGTAGATGTGGATAAGGTAGATGATAGGAAATTAACTTATACATTTAAGGAATTGAAAACTAAAAACAGTGCAAGAGAAATTCCCTTACCAGATAAGGTCCAGGAGCTGCTAAAAGATATCCCACGTCAAGGCCAATTGATTTTTTCTAATCTTGGTAAACCTATTGAGCCAAAAAAGCCTCAGAGAAGGATAGCTTCAATATGTAAAAAATTAAATATTCCACACAGAAGTTTTCACTCAATAAGACATAGCTATGCTACTAGACTATTTGAGATGGATATCCCAATCAAAACAGTTCAAGTCCTGCTAGGGCATGGGGACATTGCGACTACCATGGATATCTATACGCATGTCATGAAAGAAAAGAAATTAGAAGTGCTGGATAAACTAAATAACTTGTAAAAAAATAAGAGATTCTTAATTGAATCTCTTTTAACTTTGTCTGTTTTTTGTCTGTTGTAATTTTTATATTTTATAGATATTTATAAAACTTTATTAAGTTTTTAGCTTTTAAAACTTACGATTTTTAGCACTTTTCAAATTTTATAAAATCTTATTAAATAAAATGGTGCCTAGGAATGGATTCGAACCATCGACCGTACGGGTATGAACCGTATGCTCTAGCCAACTGAGCTACCTAGGCATTAATGGTGGAGATAAGCGGGATCG